CTAGACTCGTCCACATGGACGGAACCATTTTTAGCACCAAATGACAGACACTCAAGGTCGCTACCTGCAGCGGAATACTGATCCGCACTCATCAACTCCTCCTCGTATGTGAGTTTGTTGATGGTTTCGCCGGCACGTCCAAACCTCTCCCTGAGAGCGTCCATCACCCTACTAGCAGGTTCGTGCACCATCCCACGAACCACGCTTCCGACAAACTGATTGAACCTGTCGGACCATGGCAAGAGCGCAAACTCGGCCTCGGAGAGACCAAGATGAATAGCACTCAAATCACCATCAACAGATCCTAGACTCCGAAAAACACAACCGTAATTCAAAGCCGGGACCCAACCAGTTCCATCAGCACGCCGTAGGGGTGAGTGCTTCAAAAACTGGATTTTTTCATAGACGGGCTCATTCTGACACCAGTCCTCCACGGTAACAACATGCCCAGTTAGGCTTGCTCCGTGCACTATGGCATCTGCAGGCTCATCCCACAGATCCATCTGACACGCCACACTTGCTGCAATCAGATATGATGCAACATGATTCAGTATGGTTGTCAAAACTGTCCCACTCCCTTCAAAAGCAGAGTGGAACTCCACGACGATTTTCTCCCGTGGGTTGCCTGGGTTTTGCAGTGTTATCGGCAACATACACTGCTTGATGAGGCCCAGGGCTCTGTCCTCATTGAAATTGGCAATCAATGATGCCGTCATGGCAAATACAAGGCTGTTGTTGGACGCATCGCAAGAGGATATGTCAACATTGAAGCCAAAAGGCTTCCCAGCTATGTTGCCCGAATAGACGGAGTCGTCACTGTAAATGACGACAGTCATCGAATTGACTGCGCAGGTGGCGTCTATGAGCTCCTGAAACATAACAGACAAGGAGTCCTCCTTCGGCTTGGACATTATATGGAATGTCACATCAAGACGCTTGGAGAGCGTCCCCCTAGGGAAGAAAAATGGCTTGGACATGCATACCTTGACAAACTCAGGTAGCTCGTTGGCATACATGCAACCCGCATCGTATGCAACGAACAAGCGGGGAACCTTCCCGCGCTTTGCCCATTCTTTTTTCACGCATGCCTTCAAGCGTGTGACCATTATATCCTCATCCGTATGCAATAGCACCCCATTAACATACTGCTGGCGTAATTTTTTCTTTACGTGGCGAATGTCACTTGCATAGAACCTGCCAGTGTACTCATCCGCCCATTCCAGCATGTTGACGTAACCAGTGTAAAAAGCCCAGTGTTTGGCATTACAAAAGCTGTCAACAACCACCTGGAGAGCTGGTCGGTTGATGCGTCGGTGCATCTCCCGGTAGGCAAATTCGATAGCCTCATGACGATAGTTCAAAAACTCAACGCCATGGCTCAGACGACCTTCACCCACTATTGCTCTCCCATCTCCCAGCCTGACCTTAAGGGTCTTCAACACACGCTGGTTGACCAACCCAGCTGTGTTCAGGCTAGCTAAAACCTGCATTTGGTTGGAGTACAGCTGCTCCTCCTCACCAAAAATCATACCACGCCCAGCCAAGAGCCGCTTGAGAGCAAGACAAGCGTTTTCCCCGGTGACATCGTACAACAGAAACTGATTCCCACTCCCGCTAAAGGATGCCATAACCGTCTTACCATAACGTGCGGTGGCATTGGGATCAGTCTCAGTATCAAATGTCGGGTACACCATGTCTTCAGGGTCGAGGAACAACTCGACTCCATCCTGCTTAATGGTGTACGTCCTCTTCGGGAACCAGTCAGGCTCGATCTCACACTGCTCAGCTGCTTTTTTATAGTAGCCATCAAAGACCTGATCAATGCGCATATGTCTCGCCTCCCTACAGGAGATTGGGTCGTACACAGACGTTGCCTTTCCACCAAGCATACGGAGAGTGTTGGTGCTCTCAATGGTGGTATTGGCAAGTTCACACTCGCGTATGAACCAAAAGGACAAGGTCTCATGAAGGGTGCGTTTTGGGATGCCCGGAAATTGCTGGATGAGCCGCCCCATCGCAGTTTTCTTCCGTGAGAGTGACGGTGTGCCATTATGAGGCAGTTTTGAGTTCAGGTAGTCAATAGCAGGCACAAAGTAGTACCCTGACTCGGCCTGAAGCTCAATACCTCCTTTACAAGAGGATGCCTCAAAGAAATGGCGAAACACAGACATTGCTTGTCTCATGGAGCCGTCGTGGGTCACTTCAACCCAGCCAACGTGATTGATACCTCGGAACTGGGTACCCTCCATGATCACTTGCGTCGATGTAAAACCGTCGTCAAATGTGCAAATTTGCCTGTGTGGATGCCACACGCCAAACACTCCATCCCTATACACCAGGTTGAGCCCCTGAGTCTGGACAACGAAGGGCTGGGGCACTGGCTCCGGCTCTTCTTCCACAGGTGGCACCGGGGCGGGTGCCCCGATTGGTGGCC